CCGCTGAGCGCCATTGCTCCACCTCCTTAGTCCAGAATCACGATGTTCAGCCCCTCGGACGCTGTGGCCATGGGGACGAACTTCGTCTTGCCCACCGTGAGCTCGCCGTCCACGGTGGTTTTCTTGGTGATGGTCTCATCCTTGTTTAGGGAGAAAATCTTTTCCTCGTTGTAGTAGCCGGAAAATTCCGTGTTGTTGATGACCGTCCGCTGGGCCGAGTCCGCATTGGACACCTCAATGCCCCTGCGGTCGATCTTTACCTCGGCGGTGTAAATCTCATTGGGCGCCGGCGTCCATTTGTGAAGAGACGCCCCCTCCGTCAGCATGATGTCCGAGACGAACAGACTGGCGTCGCGGGAGTAGATTTTGATGGTGATGACGCTGTCCTGCACGTCCGGGAGCAGAGCGGTGTATTCCGTCCATTCAAAGGAGTCCGAGGTATTGAACAGGTCGATCTCCGTATCGCCGTTGATAATGGCCCGGACATAGGCGTTGTAGGTGGAGGTTTTCTTGGCCTTCACCGTCAGCCGGTAGGCCTGGCCCGGCACGATGCTGTCCACCACCTGGGTCAGCGTGCTGTAGGCGGCAAGCTGGAAGCAGGAGTTGGACACGGTGCTGTTCTTGGTTTCCGCACCCTGCTGGGCGGTGATCGTCCCGGCATAGGTCCAGTCATCGGAAAGGCCGTTTAAGCCGGCGGAGTTGCGGACAAAGTTGATGCCGCCGCTGTACTGCTCCTGCATGGTGAGGGACAGCCCGTCCACCGACTGCTGAAGCTGGGACATCTGCCCCTCGATGAGCCGGAGGTTTTCCTGCTCCTCCGTCAGCTCTCCGGTGACACCCTCCACCGACTCGGTCAGGTCGGCCACATAGCTGTTCAGCCCATCGATGGACTGCTGGAACTGGCTGACCCTGCCGCTGACCTCCTCCAGGG